CGACAATGACCGCACCAATTTGAGTATGGATGTCTTTTGACTTCAATTTGACTTGGTGGGCAATCCCTCTAAAATAATCTATCCAATTCATAACTTAAAATGCTTCATCTAATGTGGCCGGTCTGATGTTCTTGTAGGAGTGGGTTGGAATGTCATCATCCTCGTGAACCCGTACCACCTTTTTCTTTGGGGTGTGTTCCTTTAACATTTCAGGTCGGTTCTCTTTCACCCATTGAATATACCACGGAGCAATTCGTTGAACTTCTTCGATAGTACATCCTTGATACTTTCCACTTCTAAATACCATAGTATCAGTCAATTAAGATTTCAACTCCAATCCCATCCTCCGATTCGAAATACCACACCGTGTCACTTTTAAAATTTTTTTCGTGTGAAAAACGGAATCTGCGATTCCCACCGGTAGATGGGTTGTGGATATAAAACTGCGACTTTTCATTTAAGAAGGGTATGGTAGCGGCAGCATAGTCATAATTCCATAGGGTGGACCTTCGTGCAAAGAAATGGTTTGCTTCCTTATCCCAATAGAATTGGTTTATGTCATATCGGTACTCCTTCATAAATCTTCCATTCGTTTAACGACCCATACGATGAACCCGATGATTACGACCGTGATGGACACTAAAAAAATTTTCATTGAAAATCGTTTTTTCTACGTTCGGTATATTCCTTCCAATAGATTTCGTAGATGTCCTTGAATATCACATTCCACTCATCAGGATAAGAATTCCCCAAAATCAAGTCGTGTCGCTGTTCGCTGGTTCCCTTACGGATAACAAACTTAATATGGTTCTCTTTACCTTGTGGTAGGGTTTGGTCGTATCCTTGACTGATTGTATAGAAGATACCATTCAATCTAAAGGTTCGTGAACTGAACCCATCCGACTTGGCGATTTCCATCAAGGTTCGTAATTTTACTGAATCAAATTTTGTCATTTCTCGTTGGTGTTAGAGTTTTTGTTGAGGTGTTGCTCATACATATTTACTGTATCTGCCTGCCCAGTAGCATACCAATCAATCATTTGCTCCTTCTCCATCTTAAGGGCTTCTTCCCATTCATCTTCAAGGATGCATTCCTCATATGCTGGTCTATTTTCATACAGGTCTCTCAACCATTCTACTGCTGTCTGTTTCATATCTCGTTATCAATAATTTCTTTTGGAAGTTTGTTAAGACCATATCCATTAATGTCCATATCGTATTTGCCGCCTCGGTTGTATTGTTCAATGTTAGCTGCTTTTTTAGCATCTTCAAAATCCTCATACACACCAACCACATAAGAATGTTCACTTAAAGTGGTACGATGTGCAGTTACTACCCAGATGTTTTTCATTTCTCGTTGGTGTTAAAGTTTATCTTTATTCCTTCACTAAAAGGCTCTACTTTTATTTTTTCTGCAAGTTCTCTCATTCGTAAACGAATGTATTGATTCTTGATTTCAAGAGCTAATTCAAAGTCTCTGCTGTCTGGATATATGATAACATCCTTCCCACTAAGCAATGCTTCAACTCCTTGCTTTACATTCTTCTCAAATTGTTCTTGTTTCCAATTTGATTCAAAAGATTTTTCTTGTTTTTGTGGTTCACTTCTTTTGAAGATTGTTGTAAGGAAGTCTTTCATTTCTCTTCGGTGTTAACTTTATTTGCAAACTCAATCATTGCTTCAATAATCCATTCTCTATCTACCCGGAAAAAATGATATTCTCTGTCATCTTCGTAACGTGCAAGAATCTTATCTGCTAATTCTTCTTGTGTCATTTTTATTTGGTGTTAAAGGTTCGTTCTAACTCTTCTAATTGTTTTTCTAATCTTGAAATGCTACCCCAAATAATACCTGCATCCGGGTCGATTGCTTTGATCTGATCAACCAATTCTTTTTGTCGACCATCTGAATAGAATCCATCCTCAATCCAACCTGCAAGATCTTGTAAGTGTTTAGGTGCTGAGATTGAAATACGCAAATCATAATGTGTCCACTTAGTCTTCCAGTCATAAAAAGTGATCCCTTTAGTCAATTGGCGATGTAAATCGTGTAATCTGCGATTACGAACCCTTACAATACTTTTATCATTTCCAAACACGTGAAGGAATCTAAGAAACCAACGTGGACACCAGAAAGGTTTGGCTTCATAATCCATTGCAAGCACAAGTGGACGAAGCACTTTAGTCATTTCGCTTTCTCTATAGAATGTGATGCCTAAATAACCATACTTGTCCAATCTACTTGGAAAGAAAATGTAGCGCAAATCACTCCACTCTAATCTGCGTGTGTGAATCATTCCTTTCTTGCGACCTTTCCAAAATAGGATAGAATATTTTAAACTATCCATGAAATTATCAATGCGCTCTTTACGAGTTGGCTTTACGTAAAATTTGTTATTTTTGTCCATCTTTATTTTTTATAACAACTTGTCTAATTCTATCAAATAGTTTCTCTAACTCTTCTATACCATCGACTGACCATTTTTCAGTCTTTAATATAAAGAAACAGCCTTTATCTCGATCAATCCCTAGTGAGCTTTGAGCCTCTATCTCTAAGAACTCATATTCATCTTGTCTTGATAGACAATTAGGATCCTGTGAGAATTTAAAACTTGCCTCTTCCAATATAATTCCTTGTTCTTCCATATAGTTTATATAAATGTTAATTCATTTGTTTCAGGATCCCAATCTACAGTCAATGGTTGATTCACTTGATCATATCTTTCATTTAAAACTGAAGCGTTAAAGAAATGTGTACCATTATAGAACTTATACCCATAACTTCCATGAATATGACCAAATACATGAATCTTGGGTTTTATCTCATCTACCCTAACTCTCAATAATTCACAACCTAAATCCCCTTCATTATATGGAGGTCCACTAATATCTAAATGTCCTTGTGGTGGTCCATGAGTTATAAGAATGTCAGTGTTTTCGGGAATTTGATTCCATACTCTCATTAAATCTTGGCCACGTCTTGGTAAGTTAAATGCCCAATTATAAAATTCAGGTTGCCAAGGACTGCCATATATTTTAACAGATTTATCAGTATCTAAACTATATAGACCAAGCATTTTATCCTCTAAATAGATTAGATTAGGAAACTGATCTAATATAGATTTAACTTGATCTGGCTTATTTTCAAAAGCTCTGTCATGATTACCAGCAATAAAGACTTTTTTATCATATTGCTTTTGACTTGCAAACCATTCGCAAAATTCTTCTACTTCATAATTAGCATAACCGCTGTTCATAATGTCACCGGCGTGGATCAATAAATCTCCACCGGGTAATTGGCCCTCCAATTCCCAGTGTTTAGTGTGCGTGTCTGATATAAATGTTATTCTCATTTTTGTTTTGGTTTAATTAAGCAGTCTACACATATATTAGTTAGTCTTAAACCGCTTGGTATTTTTTCACCGCATTGACTACATGTATGATGAAATTCTTCGTTGTCCATCTTAACTAAATTCAGTTGAACTACTAACTCGAAGACCATCTACAATGCGATCATAATATGCTTCTGGATTTGACATCCATCGATGATGTTCAGTCTTATCAAAATATTCTTTATCTGCTATTAGTCCATCAGGTTGACCCCATTCTAGAGCCATTTCCATGAACTCAGCTGAGTCCATCTCCTCACCATATTCGTTAACTACTCGACCTGCAAGAACAAACTCATATAATGTTTTAAGATCATGATAATATTGGTCCTTATGAAAGTTCCAACAGAATTTCCAACCACTGCTACGTTTACCTAAATGAATACTGGTACCATCCATAAATTCAGTCCATGGATTATCATATTCCCATGGTGAATTGGTTGGAATCGTATTGAAGTTGTGTTCAATATTAGATGGAGTCATTTCTAACTCAGCAACTCGACGAGCTAAGCGAGCTTTGCGCTCTTCCATTTCCTCAACGGTTGGAATTCTATAGTAATTAGTACCCATATCTATTATACTTTTAATTTATTTTTTGTTTCTATTCCAACCGCCCAGAGGCATTGTATTATCGCCCGTGCCAAGTGGTTTAGTTTCATCGACCCATTCTTCGCGGCCGTTTGCCAGACCCATGATCTTGATATTGGGATTGCCGGCAATTAGTTTGGTTTTTTCAATGGCCTCTTCATTATCATTTGCCATCACGCAAACTGAATAGTCTTTCCATTTACTAAAAGCGGGTTCTCTTTGCTCTTCGTCGAAATAGTGAAGATAATATACAACGATTGGTTTTCTCATGGTCCTAATCTTTCCTCTGGCTTAAAGACATTTTTTATATGCTAGTTGTCCTCGTTTGTTTCACGTATGTGATTTTTTCTCAGATTAGATTGAGACTCATCAGACAGCATGTTAATCCAATGTCGCAGGTCATCCTCTGACATCTCATACATAAAGTCTTTGTTAAATGGTAATTTCTTTGCTCGTAGAACTTCTTCAAATTCTACAATTAGATTAGCTTTAATGTTTAACTTATCAAGCAATGCTCGCTCGTTAGGTGTCAAGTTTTTTTCGAAGTCAGATATTTTTTTCATGTATGATCTTATTAGATTTGATTATTCAAGTCATATGATGCAACTCGCTGTGCCGCAGCTTGACGATTTTGCTCATATTTTTTAACGGTGTTACGATAATTAACTACTGCACGAGCCAAAATTTCTAAACGTGCTTCAGGATTCATTTCCAAAACGCGTTGTTTAGTTTCAGCTACGCGTAGATTTCCGTAGTAATCTTTATAAGCAATATTACTCATCTTAGTTTTATTCAACTGATAAATCGTATTGATGATATAACCTCGCCAATTTCGAGTTGAATATTTACGACGCACATATCCGCTTTCGTAACTTAAATAATCACAGTTGGTAATAGGATCGTGGTAACAAACGGTACCATTGTCGGCTTGACGCTGTGAAGTAACTTCAATACATTTAAGTGATTCTAATTTGTTCATTTTGTTTTCTGTTTTAATTATAGAGTAAATATACTAAATTCCAATGACATAAAAAAATTATATTATTAAAAGTTACGAACATTTTCGTACTTTTTAGATTGCTGATCCATATATTGTTGAAATCTAGCATTATTTAGACGTTCAATAAAAGATCTTTTTTCTAAGGTGTCTGCTTCCCACCTGGTAGAAACATTAAATTTGATGGCCCATTCATTAAAGCTTAATCGTTTTTCTGTCTTTTTCATAATTTGTTTGATTTATACAGTAAATATACTAAATTCCAGTGACATAAAAAAATCTGGGCTAATTATTTTTCAACAACATTGATCCCACAATTGGCATAAGCTTCTCTCCACCCATCCTGTCTCGTAGACCTAAAACCGCTCTTATTTAAGAGATTATCCTCTTCCCTGGTAATCCAACATACACCGGTGTGATTTAGCATTGCATCTTTAAGCTCTTCAATAGATACACAATCAACAAATTTTTGATAAGTTTCATGATTGGTAGTAGTATGTTCCCATAACATAATGGTTCGACCCTTATCATCTCGACCCAATATATTACGATCCGGATAAGTTAAATTAAATGGATCTGCTTCTATACCTCTTTCTTTAAAAAGTCTAATTATTTCGGTAGATACGTATTTAGGTGGCAAGTCAGTCCATTTATAAATAGTACGCTTAAGTGCTTCTTTTAGTTTCTTTTTTAAAAAGGGTGTTTTAGTACTATTATAACTCTGCACAAAAGCCCACATGATTGGAAGAAATTGATCATTCCATTCTTGACGATCTATATTATTAAGCGACGCTTTCATTGACTAATTCTTTTTTAGCTTTAATGTGTTTACAATCACCTCGATGAAAAGTTTTAGATGGACATGTGCAATCCCAACGACCGTCTTTTTCAGTCACTGTATAAAATTTACCAGGCTTAGAAGCTTCAACCTGCCATTCTTTACTAGAGCTCTTAGGAGCTAATGGTTGAGAAGTTTTTTTAAACGATTTAGTACTTGGATAAAACTTAATTTGATCTCTAATAGTCCCGTCTGGTACGAGGTGCCAACCTGGACAAACATAAGTACCTGAAATAGTTTTTACAATGGCAAAAACTTCACCATATTGTTCATGTTGTGGAAATGTGTAAACTTTCATTTATTCCTTGTTAATTACAAGGCTAATATACAAAAAAAAGCCCACATAAAAAAATGTGGGCTCAACTATTTTCTAAAGTTACGAACAGCTAGACAATATTTAGTATGATCAATACTTATTTCTTCTCCGATGCATATTTAACACCCATTATCGTACCAACAATTGAAAACGCATTCGTAAGTAATATGCCGAACATATTTGCCCAAGTTGATCCTATAATCTGAGTATCTTTGTTTAGAGTTATTGCAAGAATATACATCAATGTTGTTACTGAACCCACACCAATTATAACATATAGTGCCACTCTAACAATCGTGCCAATTAATTCGGTTTGAGTTTTCTTTTGTAAAACATCTAAATCGTTTAACGCTATTTCTTTGGCTATTTCAGCATTTTCCATAGCTTGCATAGCATCGAGTTTAGAATCTTCAGCTACTTTTAAAGCATCTTTTAGTTCTTCCATCAGTTTTTGATTTTCACCCTGAGAAAGTAATAGATCCTTATTCTGATTTTGAACTTGTTTGGTTATTTCTAACCTTCTTTTTCTAGAATTTTTATCTTTTTCTATAGCATTAGTTAAATACTCTAAAAATTCTGTATCATTCGGATCTGATTCAATAATTTTTAAAATATTACCTTCTAATGAAACCTTATTTTCTTTGTAAACTTGTAAAATAAAATCTCTAGCTGATTTATTAATTTTCATTTATTTATAAATTTTAAAGGCCGCAGTTTTATTTTTATAGCCCTCGTAATCTTTTTTAAATTCTTCTAATCTAGGTTCAATTTCATCAGATTTAATAATCCAAAATTGAGCACCAACTGCTTTAGCTTTATCAATTTCTTGAACATCAGAAGAGGATGATATAATTCCAATTACGACACCGTTTCCATATTCGAAATTAATTTTTCTAATAAGTTCGATTCCGTCAAATGAAGATCCTAAAATATTAAGATCTACAAATAGACATTCTGGTCTTTCGTGATTTAAATCATCTGTAAACCATTTTTTAAAAAGTTTATCAGCTTCATCAGAAGAGTCTAACGCTTCAAATGACAAAGAAATATCTAATAAACTACACGCATCCTCGAAAACCAAGTGAAATAGGTTTTCATCATCTACCAACATTATTGAATTGATCATTTCTATAATTTAATTTTTAATTTTGTTCCAGTTTGGGTTTTTTCAGCAGAAATAGAAAAACCATGCTCTTTTAATATTTGAACGCATATATTTAATCCTAATCCTGTTCCGCTTTCTTTTTGATTCATTTTTCGAGTATATGGTTCTGAAAGCTTGATAAACTCTTCGTTAGACAAGCCTCTTCCATTATCTTCTATTATAATATAACCTTCTTCTAAATAAATTTTAACCCATTTAGTTGGACTATCATTATATTTCAATCCATTTCTTATTAAATTATCAATTGCAGTACAAAACAACGGTTCGTTAACTTTTATTGTTGGCAGATTATCATCCAATATTACTTGCTGATAATATGCAGTTAATTTCAAATAATCGGACATAATCTCCTTTATCGAATGCTCTTGTTTATTCATACTGGCATTTTCTTTTACTAAATTTGTAAACTCATAAACACCAGCATACACCTTTTGTGCATGAAATAATCCATCTGCGATTAATTGAATTGGAGATTTAATTTTTAATCTTTCAATGTCTTCATCTGTTAATCTTCTTTGTAAAGATTTTATTCCTCTTGGTAGATATGTATTAATACCAGAATGCATATCATGCCTAATAATTTTTGCTGCATGTTCTAGATATATGTTCTTTTTATCTAGTTCTTTTGCAACCTCTTCTTTCTTTTGTAAAAATTCATAAACAACCATAAAAAACGGTGGCATGAATGCAATTACACAACAATAACCAAAAACATCTAATTCATATAAATTAGGACAGAATTCAAAAACAACACAAGTTTGTACTAAGAAGAAGGTCATCATAATGATCCCTGCTATTAGTAGAGCAATTCTTGATCTTTTTGAAATCCCATCTAATGCTTTCATTACAATTCAGTCTCTTTTAAACCCATCTTTTCAAATAACCATTTAGACGGACAGAATTTTGTCCAAACACCAACGTTTAACATTGCAATAACAAATACAATAATATACCAATTGTCTAATATAAGTCCAGTTAATAATACACCAGACATTAAAAGATAAACTGCTCTAACTGACGTCCATTTTTTCATAATTTTTACATCATTTTTACGGTTTGTATAAAGGCTATTTGTAGTCTAATCCAAAATCGTTTTAACCATGGTAACTTTTTAAAGTCATTGGTTTTAAAAATATCTTCTAGTTCTTCCATAGTTTATATATTTAGTTTATTTACGAGCAGTTAGACAATATCTGTTGATTCAATTAATGTATATGTGAATGAATTACCATGAATTGCTTTAGCTTTATTAATTAAAGCCATAAATTCATTAAAATCTTTTACTCTCTTAAATACTTGACATCCTTCTGACCAGTTTTCTACATAAGCTGATTCTGTTTTAGGATTAGATCTATGTCCATTAATTCCAAAAATACCTTCTTGAATAACAGTCTCATTGAAAGTCATGTCCTTGTTTTTGTCACGATAAACCTTAACAGGCTTAACTTGTCTCATTGCTTCATATTTACCTTGGTGTAAACCAACGGCCCACATACCTCTATATTGTCCGGGTACAACTCTTGCAACACCATTTGGATTATGAAACTCTTTTACGGCTTTTGTACCTGGATCGGTAGTAATAGCCCATTCATAAAATTTCCACACACCGTCCTCTTTAAATGATAACGTCATATAATCATCAAAAATATTAGTCACTTTATCTGCAATTGCTGCAGCATTGTTTCTAACGCCGACAATGTTAACATCAAAATCTTTAGGACCTTCAAACCACACATAACCCTTTGCTTTAACAGCAGCTTCGATTTGTTCTCTTGTATATGTCATGATCAGTGTTTATTTTTTATTTTACATAAGTGTAATATTTAACCGTTTTGGTTTGACGATCAGCTAGACCATTAGTACCACCATTAATACGCTTAGTTAGTGCTAAAATAGTTTCATTGTTAATGCCCTTGTCACAAATGGTCCATAATTTATTTTTCTCAAAAAAGAACATTGCAGATTCAAAAGCATAGGTTGTAGCTACTAAATCTGGATTGTCCATAATTTCTGGTAAATTTAAGTAATTAGCAAATGCTTGATAATTAGCTTTGCCAGTTAATTGTAATGCGCCTCTACCTCTATATTTCCAACCATCACCACTGGCTTCATCACCATTACCCATTCTATTAGCATAAACTCTATTTGCAATTTTTTCAGGATTTCTTTGATAAGATTCGTTTAATGTACCTGGAAAGTATTTCCCAAAGGTACCTTTTAAACCCGATGCTGAATAATTTAAATTTTCAGAAAATGCTTTGAATCCACCGGTTTCATGTGAAGTTTGAGCAAAGAAATGGGCTGCTCTTACCGGTGTTAATTTATAATACAACATTGCAGCTTTCATTGTTCCAGGTCCAAAGGACCCGTCTGCTTCAACGCCTATTTTTTCTTGTAAACTCTTTAAACTCATAACGCCTCATTTTTTTTCGTTTATGGTTTATATATCCTAAAACGTTTCCTAGAGAGACATTACAAAAAAAGTGAGCTAAACTCACTTTATTTTTTCCAAGCCAATGTGTTATCTACTTCAACCGAGATAATTTTATTATCCTTTTCAGTAATAACCCTTATATAATGATAAGGTTTTTTAATCTTATCATATAGTCTAAACGATCCGTCAGCATATGTCACTTTGACCACTGATCCACCTGGAACTAAACTCATTGGATTAGTTCTATATTCATCACTTACAAAAAATCCGCTCATATTAAACTCCATCTTTTAGCTGAAACAATAATTGCATCCTCGTTTGACATATTAGGATTATCTCTAATAATATCCATTGCGTCGAACATAATTTGTTGTTTGATACCTCTTTCTCCAGCTAATGATAATATATCATACATATTAGTTGGATCAAATTTAGGTAGAGTTCCATCCTCTTCCATTTCTGCAATCTTACTTAAGATACTGCCCATATTTATATTTTTTTAACTTCGTATTGATGACCCGAATCTGAATTTTTTTGAAATAAATCTCTAAGATCTTCAGCTTCTTGTATGGTTTCTAATTCTAAAACCTCACCACCACCGTCTAAAAGAATTACAGGCACTTCAACGCCGTTTAGTGATTTAATCTTTTTGATAATAACATATTTACCCATGATAATTATACTATTTTAAATTAATATGTTTCATATATTTAAATAAGTTGAGACCCATTGGACACTCTTCTCTTTCGGGATGCCACTGCACTGCAATAATTTTTAGATTTTCGTCCTCAATGGCCTCTGGTATGTAATTACCTTCAAATGACATATGAGTAACTGTAAAATTAGGTGCAATCGTAGAACACCATTGATGGTGTCTTGAATTTACTTGAAACAATTCATCATATAAATTCTTCACATAATGGAACTGAGATTCTCTTTCACTATGATCATTATCGTCTGAAAACTCATCACTGCGATGATATTCGACGATTGGATCCTTAAGATCCTCAACTGTGCCACCAAAATAATAATTCAAGATCTGCATACCTCGACAAATACCCAATATTGGTTGATTGGCTTCAATTGCCATTCTAATCCAATTCAATTCTCTAGTGTCTCTGTCTGGATTTTTACCAATATCTGCGCCACCACACAGCATTAATGGACCTTTGATTTTTTTATATCTAGAGTCCAATATTTTGGGTTCAAACCCCTTGGACTCAAGCCAATTAATGTATGTTTTATTTTCTATTTCGCCAGTGGGTGGTGCTACAAATATTTTCAAACCTTTCTCTTACCAATTCTTTTTATATGCGTAACCATCGACCCATGAAAAAAGTCTAGTCTCTTCAACATCATGTAGAACAATAGTTTTATCTGTCACTTTGTCATCATAGAACCACTGATAGCCAAATAGTGCAACATCAGTGTCCATGGTTTTGATAATTTGATCATTGAATGTTTTACAACCATGGGCCCAATAAATAGTTTCATATAAACTCAAACACTCATTAATAACTCGACCGTTTGGTACAGATCCATAGATTGTACAGTCAATTAGTGTATTGTGCTCTTGTGTGGGTTTCATGCCTGCAAAAAACTCATGCTGAGGTTGTAAATGGGCCAAAACTTCGTTAAATGATCTAATTGGTTTGGCATCTAAATCACAATAAACCCCTCCAAAATCTCTAAGCAATAGTAGTCTAACTCTATCGGCGATGAAAGCCCACTTATAAGTTTCTGGTTCTGTCAAATAGTTTTGCAGAAATGGATCGTCTTTGTACTGTTGATTAAAAATTTCATCATGAGTCCATAGCTTATATTCCCAATCGGGATGCATGGCCTGCATTTCTTCTCCAAATCGTTTACACCAATCTGGTGCTTCTTTATAACCTATCCAAACTTGGTGTATTTTCTTAGGTATTTGCATAATAAATCGTCTTTTACTATATATTATACTTAGAAATCTCTAACAGTTTCGTAAATAGCCTTAATTACTGGAAAGCGCAACGAATGAGTGCCATTTTGGTTTGAAGTTTCTTCAAAATATTGAATAGTGACTTGTTTACCAATAATCTCATTTGGATTATTAAAATAATAGCGACGTTGTTCATGATTAAATCCACTACCAACCTGAACACGATTTCCTTTGTGCTCAACAATGATATTTTTTAGCATCAATTCGCTGACCTCTGCCCCATCAACAATAACTCGTTGAATGTCGTTTTCAACATCTAAGACTATGTATTCAGCATCATGAAACTGTTTTACTTTAAGAACCTCATCAGATCTTTTACCTTTGTATGTGGTATCTTTGCGCAACATTAGTCCTTCCCAACCCTCATTTTTAGAGTGCTCTAATAGATTAACAAAGACTTCTTCATTACATAGGAATTGATCAAGAACTGAAACACCCTTTAAACCATTGGGTACAATACTTTCAATGTGATCAATACGTTGACCAAATTTTGTAGTTGAAACCTTAGATTCAAACTCTTTGACTGTCAAGTGGTCAAAGATGTAATAGTGAGGTTGTTCAATAGTATGATCTTTACGTTTGATCTCTTTGATAATACTAGTAAAATCCTCGTTGCCATTGGCATCTATCATGCAAATCTCACCATCGAGTACAGTATTAATTAGACCAAGTTGACGAATAGAAGGCTTAAGATTATCAAGTGTTAGAAATTCATTTCCCACTCGCGAATAGAATCGTGGTTCACCATCTGCATCAATAATACAAACACATCGACAACCATCTAGTTTACGACTAACATACCACCCATCTGACCATTTAACTTTCTTTTGAGTAGACTCATCATAAGTTTTAGCCAAAGCAACATCAAATGTTGGAATTAAATTGGGAATGGCCTTGTTAATGGTTGAAGCTGTTGATCTGGTTTTTAGATTACGATCTAAAATGTTCCAAATTAGTTCTTCAAATTCAAGGTTCTCTTTAACGAATGCGTTAACAGCTTGAATAGCTGAATGGCCGGTGATAGTACGATTATCGAGATCGTCCAATAGGTTAAAAATATCGTGGTATACATTCGTTGACGCAACCAAGTCATTACGTTTTTTACAGTTTTCTGAAGTGACATTATATTGTTTAAAAGTGTTATACGTGTAATAGAGTGCTTTGCGCACTGAATCATATTGTCCATATTTTTTAAGGACATTTAACTTATCTGTATTAGAGTTAGTTGAGTTTGACTCTTCTACGAAATCATAGATTAATTGAAAATCTGTCATATATTTTATTTTTAAGCGAATGTGTTTCTTAGTTCTTGAATTTCTTCTTTTGATTCAAAGCCGATGATGTTCATAATTTTACCATCATCAATTGCTGTGATAGCATTTTCATCAGCGGGTACAAAGAGTAGTGGTGTGATAAAATATTTGTCTTCTTTTAAAAACTCCTCAACCATCTCTTTGATCCAATATAATTCGGCATTCTCTACATTTTTGAGCATGTCCTTTTTCATAGCTTCAACATCATAGCCTTGTCCATAACCATAAGGATTGACAATTTTAGCTACATGTTTGCAAGCCTCTTCTGTCTCGAGAGAACCAATTAATTCTGAGATCTCTTCAATATAATAGGCTTTCAACTCTTCGTTGAATTGGTACATCTTATTGGACCATGGTTTAGTGATCTCTACACCAAACTTGTAAATTTGTGGAATTGTCTTTTTCATATTAATAGTTTTCTACGCGATCATGAACTGAAATAGGAGCACTTGCTGGGAAACGAGAGTCTGAAGTGTAAATAAAATTACCTCCAGCCATCGAATGGCGCTTGGATTTATAGATCTCGACTGGCACAGCATAATTTGCTTGCTTACCCCAAAGAACTCGCTCAATCAAAATAAGTGAATCCTCAGGCAACTCATTAATGACTTCATCATTAAGTTGACCATAATAAAGACTTAAACGATCATACTTACTAGTAAGACCATTGTTAGTACAGTCACCGAGACTGTTTTTGTAAACGTAAGTGAATACTTTATTCATCTGCTTTAGCTTTTAATTATACAGTAAATATACACGATTCCGATGACATAAAAAAATCCGGGCGAAACTATTTTCACCCGGATCTAAAAAAGTTACGAACAATTTGATTATTTCTTAGTGGCTAAGCCCCAAACGTGCCCCGGGGCAATATGAATATTAGATAAATCCCATTGTTTTTCTAATTTTTCTAACCAGAATTCTTTGGGCTGTATGATCAAGTGTAAATTTGTACCGTCCTCAAATGTGCCATGTGATGGTAAAAGACAGACTTTAAAATAGAATATCTTATTGGTTTTATTATAAATATGATCCAATACATTATCCAATTTATCTGGTTCAATATGTTCTAATACATCAACACAAACTGTCATATCACTGATTTCTGGATCCATTGAAAACTCTGGTCTAGCGGGTTCATATTGATTAATAACAAATTGATGATTTGGAAACAATTCATACATAGTGTTATAAAAATCTGATTTGCCAGATCCATAGTCTAGAATCGATTTACAATCATGCTGTATAGCATATTCATGTATTTTGGGCACTGAGCTATTGACAGCACCGCCCCATGGCATATGTTTAGTAACCTGCTCTAATTTTTTTCGGTATTCTTCCGATATAACATCATTGATGTTAAATGTATTTGACATATATTATTCCTCAGTTTTTTTGCCCCAAATCTTATCAATAGATGCTAGACCCAAAGCACCAAATGCCAAAGCAGCAACTGCATTAACTAAACTTGGTTCAACAGGATGATCTGTGTATAAATTAATAAAAAGCGCAGTTGGTAAAGAAAGCCCAGAGATAACTCCAACGAATCTTTTTGAAGATGGTTCACCTCTTTCGTCTCTAAGTAATCCTGAAATCCAATTAATTATCTTTTTCATGCCATAAAAATATTTTTGTACTAATTGTACAAGATTATATATCTAACTTTGGATTTCTAGAAGAAAAAGATCTTTGTATATTTAAATTTTCAAAAAAGGGATTTAGTCTAACATATGTGCTATTAGCTCTTTGTCTATCGCATGCTCTCTGACAAAGACATGCGTCAGCTGGAAATGCTCCATATTTTTCAATAAATTTTAACACTAGCTTGGCTCCCTGTGGTGTAATAATATAGGCATATGCACCTCTAAAAACATTACCTGTAACTTCACTACTTTTACCACTATAGAATACATTGGTCGGATATTTTTTAACACCCGGTTTATAAATCTCTAAATTTTTATTATAGACTGAAAAATGATCAAGATTGTTTTCACTTTCGAATGGTAAATAAGCGTCCATGTGGCAAACGTTTTCTATTAGATCAAGAATTTCTCTAGGATCTCTAATCACTACTGCATCTTGTTCTAAGATCAAAAACGGTTCTTCTTGATTGGCACACTCTTGCCATAATAAATAATGACTAGCTAAACAACCTATGGTTCCAGAGGTCCAAGTTTCGACCGGAACATAGGCAGATGGTTTAACACCGTATGATTTTAAAACATTGATGCCATTTTTACCCAGAACTCCATCAAACAGTTCATAGTCAATACCAAAAGATTCTAGAGATCTGGTAGTGTCTTCAGTCATTTTCACTGAGAACTCATTACCGCTCATGTAAATGACGTAAGTTTTCATATATTGTAGATTAATAGAATATGTATCCGACTCAATTATCTGATATCAACATTACCACACTTGGTACATATGCTATATGGTCCATTTTGTGTTGAAGTTACTGTCTTCACTTCACCACCGCAACGTTTGCATATTTCCATATTATAGTATATATCGTGGACCTTGTAGGGCTCGAACCTACGACCTGCGGATTATGAGTCCGATGCTCTAACCGACTGAGCTAAAGGTCCTTAGTTGCGGGGGTGGGACTCGAACCCACGTAGTTTGGCTTATGAGACCAAGCTGGAACCACCTCCAGTCTACCCCGCTATATGTTTGTGCCTGCAGATGGACTCGAACCACCGAAACCGAAAGGTAGCTGATTTACAGTCAGCCGCAATTGCCGCTATGCGATACAGGCGTGTAGTACCGAAGAAGGGACTCGAACCCTTAAGCCGTGAAGCACTGGTTCCTAAGACCAGCGTGTATACCATTCCACCACTTCGGCATTGTGATCCCTCCGGGGCTCGAACCCGGGACCCATACATTAAAAGTGTATTGCTCTACCAACTGAGCTAAAAGATCAATGGTTGTCCCGCAGGGACTCGAACCCCAATTCTCTGGACCAAAACCAGATGTGCTGCCATTACACCACAGGACAATTAAAAAGAAAAGGCTTCGGGTCTTTCGGGTATCCTGTAATACAATCAACACATCTGAATCTCCTGATACCTTTTTGACAGTC